CCTGAGATGAATGTTGAATTTGGTGGAGTGAATGGTGAGTTTGCGAATGGATCTATTCAAAGACTTGCTGAAAGTCAAGGTACTACTCAGGAAATCAACATCATCATCAATGGTGATATTGACAATGAGGATAGGTTACAGTACTTTGTTGACAGGATTAGGAGTGAAATGAATTGGAATAACCGTACTGCCGGTAGGAGTGTATAGATTATGGCTTTTATTAATTTAATTCCAAGGGATAAATCATATACTGACTCTGAACACACTTATAGGATTGATGATGCAATTCAGTTAAGGGTTGTTAAAGATGATGGGGTTGATATGACTCCTGATGTGAACATTAAGGTTACTGATTTGTCGAAAGGTGAGAAACAGTTTGTTAATGCTTCCGGCAAAGGTGACAAGTATAATATCACTATATTGGTGCATGATGATGATACATTCGTTGGAACATGGACACATAGGTTTAAACCGTCCTATGGTGCTGGAGGTCCGAATGGTCAGGCGATTATAACGGACCATTTCGATTATCCGACTACTTTGAAAGTGGTTGATTTACTGGACTGGATTATCAGGAATATGTTAGTGGTTACTTTGACTTCCGATAATAATGATGCTTTAATTCCGAATGGTGCTTATATCATTACTAAGAATCCGCATCGTGTTCAGAATTATAAGAACGGTTATAGTTTATGGGAGTTGGAGTTCACTAAGTATACTGATACTGTTTCGTCAGTGTACAATAAGGTGACTACTGCTGCGACTAAGGCAATCAATGCTTATAATAAGAAGAAAAACAAGAAAACTTCCAAGAAAACCACTACTACTACAAAGGCGAAACAATCCAGTTCCTTGAATTCACAGTTGAAGAAGTGTAAGGTTTCTCAGATGAAGTATTCAAAGACTAAAAAGGTTACTTCATGTGTTAAGACCTTGCAGAAATACTTGAACAAGAAAGGAAAAGGTAATTTAGCGGTTGATGGTTGGTACGGTAATGCTACTTTGAAAGCGGTTAAGAAGTTTCAGACTGATTTCAAGAAGAAGTATAAGTTGAACAAACCTAATGGGAAAATGGACAGTAAGACTTTGAATGCGATGGTTAAGGAGTGATTTGGTGGCGGAGACTAATTTGACAAAGGTTGATGACTATCAAATCTACATCTCAAACACAGATGATTCCAGTAAGTTATATGCAGGATATGATTCATCACGTGCGAATAAATGGATAAGAGTTCCATTCACCAAATACCAAATCAAGGAGTCTGATTTCCGTGCGAAGACTGCGAGTTTCACCACACCTGTAAACATTGATTTGACAGGAGGGAGAATCCTTGTTCGCTTTGTTTCCACAAAGCATGAAAACTTCATCGGAATAGTCCTTGATGATGACTACACTGAAAACAAGGACGGCACATACACTTATAAATGTCAGGACATGTCAAGAGAATACATGAACAAGTTCCAAATGATTTCCACAAAACAGACCAACCACCGTATCCTTAAATCGTTATTGACTGGTTTCGGAGTGCGTATCAATGACAAGATTACTGCTTCGATGAAGTATAACGTATGGTCAGGTTTAAGACCATTATACAAATATGCAGGTTCATATATGGGCAATCCGATTTCCCTGAACATGATGGCTCAGAAACCTAAACTGATTTCTAAGAACAAATCTATTATGGAAGTTATCCGTGACATCTGCCATGCACAGGCTTATGTAGATGTATACTTTAACAGTAAAGGGATATTGCAGATAGAACCTATTAGCATTAAGGATTGGAAAGAAACTGGTTTGCATTTGGATTTATCGGAGATTTCGGAGCGACAGTTCAAGTTTGATATTACTAATGCGATTACCAGAGTATTGATTGATTCTACTGACAGTTCAAAGTTAGCGAAAGTTTATGATGCAAAAAGTATCATTGGTTTAAATCTCGCTGCATTTTTTGGTAAAACTGCTGTGGAAACAAGCAATCCAGCCAAATCATCAAGTGGAAGTTCAACCACAAAAGCAGTAACATCTTCTAAGAATACAACAAATACCTCTGCATCTGGTAAGAACGGTAATCCATTCAACAATAAGAAAAAGAAGATATTGGTCAGTGCAGATAAGGGAAGTTGTCCGTTCAAGGCTAAAATAGTTAGTATGTTGAAAAAGGACGGTTGGAGCGTTACTGAAATCAAAGAATGTTATGGTGATGCTCATAGTAAAAGTTACCGTATGTTAGACTCTTCCTATGCAGTAAATCTCACCATTTACAACGGAATGTGTGCAGGCACAATTAAAGAAGTTTATGATGGGTGGTTAAAGGACAAACATCCTAAATTGGGGGTGGCTCTTGTTAATATGTGGGATACTCACAGTTGGACTTCCAAAAAAGGAAAAAACAATAAAAAAGGGGATTGGTATCACCGTAACGGTGATATGTCTGATTATTACCTTGCGACTGCTCACGATTGGAATAGAGGAACAAATCCTGTTATCAAATCTGTTTCTGCTTATTTCAAAAAGTACAAAGTATTGTACTGTTGCGGACCTACCGCTGCACAGGCATATGCACAGTTCAAGGCAGGAGGTTATGCTAAAATGAAGGGGTTGTATTAATATGACAACAGCTGAAAATAAGATGAAGGCTAAGGATTTAATCACTGAGCATGCAAGGGATTATCTGACTGCGAAAGTCAAGATACCTTTGGGCAATCCGGCTTTGAAGAATGTGCATACTAATCAGTTTCTATTTATGGATTTCCCATCTGATTTTTCATTGCAGAATTGGGAGACTATTGCAAAGGCTTTGAATTCATCTGAAACAAGATATGGAGGTTACTCAAAGACTCGTTGGTACATTGAAGGTTGCACAATTGATGTTGATATGAAAGGCAAAGCAGAGATGTCTCTGGATTTAAATGCTTTCGCTTCTACTACGAAAGAGTTTACTGAGGGGTATCGTGCTTTAACAAAAGCTTATGAAGATGCAGTGAATAAGACTGTTTCATCTACGAAAGCGACTACAACAAGCAGTACAAAGCAAACTACAAATGCAGTTTCTAATGGAAAAAACACTACATTAAAAGGTGGCGAAGGTTCTTTCATTGACAATAAGGTTAAATCAATTGTTGGAAATGAAACCGATGCATTGAAAAAAGCAAAATTAATTCATCAACATATCCGCAGTAAGCAAAAATATGCTTATTACACTGACAGTAAGTATAGCAGTGCAAAAGCCTGTTATGAACATATAAAAGCAATTAACTGTGCAGACATGAGCAGATTAACTGCAAGTATGATGAGAAGTGCAGGAATTGATTGCTATGTGGTTCATTCAACTTGTCATTATTATACAGTATTGAAAATAAATGGAAAACTATATTGCAGTGACAATGCAAGCAGTGCTTCGACTGGAAGAGATTTTAACAAGTATTGGAAAGGTAGTAGTTGTAAAAGTGGTTCTACTGTTTCTTTTAAAGGTAAAAGTAGTTATGATAAGGTTTGTGGTAAAACTCCTTGCAGTTAGGTGATTATAAGATGATAGAAACAATTAACTATGATTATGGAGTTGACATCAACTCCCATTTTAATTTTAAAGACGGCGACATAGAATTAGCCGAATATGACAATAACATCGCACAAGCGATAATGAACAGACTAAACACATTCCAAGACAGTTTAGATTTATTCTACTACGATTACGGTTCATTCTTCCTACAATTCTTCGGTTGGAGAAGAAGACAAACCACTTTGGACTTGATGAAAGTGGAACTGGATTTAACATTAGCCGAAGACCCAAGAATAGATGAGTTTGAAAGTGAACTTGAATTCGGTGAATCAACTGATACCGTAGTGATTAGGATTAAACTTATCAATGGTACGATCGTGACTGAACTGAATTATGTGTTAAGTGAAAATGGTGTTGAATTGGTGGAGGATGAATAATTATGGCGATTGAGGAAGTGACATTCCGTAATATCATCGGTGAAGAGGTTAATTTATCTAATCTTGTTTTGCAGATGATTGGTCTTTATGAATTGAAAAGAGAAGTTGGTGAAACTAAACTGACTGATTTTAATGAGGGTTCTGAAATCAGGAACTTGTTGGAAGCGGTTGCGGTTATGAGTTATGCGATATTGGAAGATGAGAATGAAGCTGGAAAACTGCCTTTCATTGAATTATCTTATGGTGCTTATTTGGATAGGATTGGTGCTAATCCTTTTATTAAATTGCCAAGAATTTTAGGTGAAGTCAGTACTGGTATCGCTCAGTTTACTTTAAGCACTGCTCAGGATTACGATTATGTAATTCCTGCTCAGACATTACTTGAAGACAATGTCAATGAGTTGGAGTTTGTGACATTGGAGGACTTGACTATTTTTGCCGGTGATTTGACTGGTGAGGTTACCTGTGAATGTTTGACTGAGGGTGGTGATGGTAATATTCCGTCAGGTACTTTGACTGTTATTACTGAAACTGGTATTGATACTGATTTGGTTAGTGTTAATAATTCGGAAGCATTTGAGGGCGGAACGGATTATGAGGACGATGAGGATTACCGTGAAAGATTGCTCGGTAATGTTCGTGCTGATGGTTTTGGTACTGTCGGATACTACACTGCATTGGGCGGTGATGTTGAAGGTGTTCATGATGTTAAACTGGTCAGTGATAATACTTATACTCGGAAGGTGCTTGTTAATGGTGATGTGAAACCTACACCGGACAGTGTCCTGTTAGATGTTTTAGCTGAATTCAGCAATGTTAACAATGTTGTCTTGCGTCATACTTTCACTGTTGACCGTCCGGTTTACACTACTGTTGATTTGACCGTTAATCTCGGTGTTGTTGCGGAACTGGACAGTGAGATGTTACAGGATGTTATTCAGATATTCTTTGATGGTGGTTCTGCTTGGGAGATGGAGTATGATGGTTTGAACATTGATGAAGCGGTGACTAAGGATATGTTGTATTCTTTATTTGAGACTTTTGCGGATGTTGTCAGTGTGGAAGTCTTGTATGATGGTGAAGTGGTCTCTGAGATTGCACCGGCATCTGATGGTGTTTTGAAACTTGGCACTGTTACTTTTAATCAAACGGTGGTATAGTATGTCTGATTTTATGAATGCTCTGGTGGATTTACTGCCGGAGCATAACAAATTGAAAGATGTTCGTAATCCTTTACGGAAAGTTCTCGATTTGAGTGTTGGTGAATGGTTTGATAATCGTGATGTGCAGGATTTCTATGAGCAATTGTTTTTACAGTCTGCGACTGGTGAATGGTTGAACTTGCATGGCAGGGATTATGGTGTTGTCAGACAGTTAGGTGAGAGTGATGAGGATTATCGTACTCGGATTGTTCAGGAGAAGTTGGAGTATTTGACTCCGGAGTATTTGGATAGTGTGTTTGACTTGGTATTGTACTCATATGTGGAGGGCTTTGATGCATCTGAGAATACCTTGACTTCTGACAATCCTTATATCAATGAATTTGGCTATATGTCTGAGATGTCTGATACTGTTTTTGAGATATTAACTCGGAAGTTCGTATTGGATAGTGAAATTCATCGTATTGTTGGTGGTGTTGTGGATGATTAGTGAGTTTTACAGTGATGAAGATATTGTTTCACAGTTACGAAGTTTTTTTGATGAAACTGAAAGGGAAGAGATTGATTTCTGGAATGCATTGTCTACTGTATCGGAGGATGGTGAGTTTTTTACTGTGATGGTGAAGAACCGTAAGTTTAGGTTTCATTGTGTGATTGGTGATGTGGAGGAGGTAGAATGACTTTTAATACTATTGAAGATGTGAATGGTACTCAGTTTGATAATCAGGGTTTTTGGTGGTATGAGATTGATACTGCGGTTATTGACCCAAATGGCACTGCTGAATTTGAGAATGTTAAATTTGACTTTTGTACTATTTCAAAAAGAACATCAATATATTCCGAGGGGCAGTGGGAGTACACTGTTAAAGTAGATAATTCATTATGGACTAAGGGAGTTGCATTTTTAACCTACGATGGTCGTACCTCAAGTTCTGCGATAAGTATTGGTATTGGTGATTTTACATATATTCTTTATAAAGAAGATGCACCTATTCGTATTTTAATATATTTGGGTAATTCTACTCTTGGTAACATAACAAGATTATTCTATTATTTAATTGATAATGTTTTAAATTTGAACTTGAAGCAATTATTAACTCCTCAAACAATTACTGTTGGAAGATGGGGATATGACACTCCGGTGAGTGTTGTCCAATCTTTAAATCAAGGTTATAATGAAATATTTCGTGGTACGTTTTCTTGTGGTTATGTTTTAGTCAAACTCGTTAAAACAGACTTCCAATTCACTTGTAATCAAGATTTAATTGTTGGTGAAGTCAATACTGTCCAGTTAGGTACTGCTACTGACTATAAAGTCGGTGGTGACCTTGTTGGTGAGTATACTACTAAACTGTCAGTACAATATGGTGATAAAACAATTCCAGTAAAATGGAATGCTCAATTAAACGATTATACATTTGATTTAGACCTAACCGATGTACAATCAGAGAGTAAAATTAGATTTAAGGTAATCGTGGAAGCGAATGATGTTTTAAATGCAAGTGAAACTGATGTAGCATTGGATTGTAAGTTTGAAACTATTGATACATTAGCGAAACTGACAGAACTGTTCAGAATTGGTGGTACTGGTAGATTAGGAGCAAACCTAACATTAACCAATGATTTAACTGTCAGTAAATCTGTTAATCTGATTGGTAATGATTGCAGTATTGATATGGCATCACATAAACTTGTTATTCCATCTGATTTAACATTCAAAGCAGAATCTGTTCGTTTCCAACAAGGAGTTAATACTATTCAACAAGAACCGAACAGTACAGTAGAATTAACCGATTGCTCATTTACTGGTTGTACTGGTTTCGGAAGTGTTATTGATTGTCAAGTGGACTTGGCAAGTCTTGATGACACTGATGATTTCAATACTAAATTAACCAATTGTACTATCAGTAATTGTGATATGGCAATATTAAGTGGTGGTAATTTGGAAGTTGATGGTTGTAATGTTATTGGTAAG